GCAATTAAAACACATTGTTTAGCGTTTATTAATGCTCTTTTATCATCAAATCCATTCCAATCTACATAAGGCATATAATTAAGTACTAATTCTTCAGCCTTTTTTTTAGGTGTTTGTTTCATGGTTGTTAAAATAGTTTAAGTTGTGATTTAAATTGATTAAACCTTTTTTCCTGTGCCTCAAAGTATTCTTTATCCAATTCAAATGCAGTAAAGTCAAATCCCATATCATACGCTGCAATGCGACTGCTGCCAGAGCCTAAATGAGTATCAAGTATTTTATCGCCTTGCTTTGCGTAGTTATGCAGAAGCCATTTGTAAAGAGCAACGGGTTTTTGAGTTGGGTGTATTCTAATTTCTTTGTCTTTCATATTCTGCTGTATCATACCATTCCAAGTATATTCAAAAACCTTTACGCTTTTATGTGTTGAGCAAATTGCAACCTCCGCTTCACCAAATGCAGTTCCGTTTTTTTGCCAAACAATTACACCACCGCAAAGCCCTAAAAAGTTTCCTCCCCAAATGATTTGATTTTTAGATACCCTTGCTAATTCGCAGTAGTATTCGTCATCAGGTGCAATATTTTCAAACAGTTTATAGTTTGTTCTTTTAGTTGCTTGTTTGCCTTTCTTCTTGTTATCAATCAATCCTATTGCATCAATATTGCCATAAGGTGGGTCAACTATTGCTAAGTCAAAATGGTTATCTGGATACCTTGCCATTCCTATCATACAGTCTTCTAAATATACATTTGATTCTTTCATGGTTGATATTCATTTACTAATCTTTCAATCTCCTCCTGCCTCCGCTTCTCCTGTGCGGCAGGGTTGTTGTACATAAATTTAGTATAGATGTTATTTGCCTGGGAGTAAATATTACTTATAGTAAAGTTTGCCTTTAGCCACTTATCACTTATCTGCCATGCAGCAGTGGTAAACATTGTCACCATTTCATCTGCTGCCTGCTCACTTGCAGATACCTTCTTAAGCCAACTTATTAACTTTTTGCAGTTTGCACCATCCTTGGCTGTCATTATATAATTATTCTTATCAGAAGGATAGGTAACACCGGCAAGCCGTTCATAGGTGGAGGCGAAGGCGGTAAAGCATAAGTAGGTCTCGGAGGGTTCGCGCTCCTTTACCTTTTCTTTTTTCGCAAAATTTTCTTTTGGGTCAGAGTCATGGGTCAAGGAATCATGGTAAGCCTGGCGAGAGAAAGGATTTTTAATTTTTGTTTTTGGGAGTGGATTTTCAAATTCACAACCTTTGTTAAAGTCTTTATTTGTATTATTCTTTCTTTGTTCAAAGTCTTTATTTGTTACTGTCGACTTTTCCCGATTCGGTATTTTTCCGCTGCCGTTTTTTACCGTGTCGGTATTTTCCATACACGGTGAGAAATTAATGGTATAATCGTAGGAATCAAACTTACCTTTTTCCCTTCTTTGTTCCCTTATTAAGTATCCAGTTGACAATAACTCCTCCATGTACTTTCTAAGCGTATCCTTTGTGTATCCAAGTTCCTTTGCCATTGCAGATTGGTAAAACTGCCAATCATTGGGCATAGATGCCATGTAGCAAAAAAGGAATCGGGCGCGGTCGGAAAGTGTCTTATTCCTTATAACGCTATTAGGAATAGTTGTAAAGTTTTCCTTTATTTTGTTGTTTAATTTATTCATATTAATCTATTTTTTCTATTCCATAAGGACTTAGTCCTAAGTCAATTCTTTTAAATAAATCGTCACCACTATTTTCTTGATACATTATATCAATTACACTTCCATTGCATTTAGGATAATCTCTACACATTATCCAAATATCACCTTTAACTGATTTATTTACTTGTAAATCTTTTATTTTGTAGTCTTTTTCACAATGAATACATAAACATCTATCATTTTGCTTTGGAATTGGGTAAAAAGGAAAATTTGCCCTAAATAATTTAGTTTTTTCTTTTCCTTCATAAGAAAAATATTTATTTGTCATTATAGATAAAAAAATGCCCAATAGGTAGACATCTATCGGGCAAATGTGAAACAAAGATTTGCTTCAATTAACTTTGGGATGTTGTCTACTCCATTCCAAAGTATATACAAATATAAAAATTTTTATTTAATTTTATTATTTTTTAATACTAATGCTCTAAAGTATTCACTAATTGTCTGATTATTATTTATTGCATTTTGTTTAACTTGAATTTTTTGTTTTTCAGTTAATCTTACTATTATATTAGTAGTTGCTTTATTTTCTAAAGACTTATAAGGAGTACCTTTTTTTGATTGTTTTTCCATTATTTTAGTTTTTTTCGCTTATTTGTTTCACCTCATTCCTATCCTCTATAAAACCACTGCCATGACTCCCTCCCACTATCTTTAGGTACTGGTTCTCCACGCTCGCAGAGTTAATAATCACCTGGGCAACATCTGCCACAACCTTGGCTTTGGCAATGTCGTAGGTGGAATCGGGATCGGTCAGTTCTTCAAGAACGGAAAAGAGGTGGTTGCGTAAATCGCTGATTTTGTTTTTCATTTTGCTAATCTTTTAATTAAGTCGTTAAAATTATCTTGGGTTGTTCTACCATTTCTGCGTTTATCATCGCCAAACATTTCTAATTTGTACTGCAAATCATGCAGTTTATTGAACACTCCTAATTCTTTATAATGAGGATTTTCTACTACTTTGTACTTATACTCCTCCATTGCTTCCGCTAATATTCGAGCTTCATCTTTTGTTAGTCTCATTTTACAATGTCTTTAATCTGATTAATTAATATTTGAACTTCTTTTAATTCCTGCGGTAATTGTTTGTGATTTCGATTTAACATAGCCAAATCTTTCCTGGTGACAAGGCAGAGGTTACTAATGTCATCATTGTATTTATTACCATCCAATTTAAACACACACATATCTTTAGGCACTGGGCCGTGCACTTGTTCCCAGTTGTACCTGGCAAGGCTCATCCATTTATGATTAGCGTATTTAATTTCATTATATGAGTTAATGTCTCTGATACTACCTATCGGCATTTCATTATGTGGTACATTACCTTTTTTAAAAACACCGGTTAGTTTTTCTATATGCTGTGGGGACATTTTTTGTCCTTTGTTCCAGGGAATGTGTCCTTTATGAAAGCAGGTTCTTCTTACTATGCTACTTGTTTTGACATTTGCCCATTGTGCAATAGATACATTTCTGCAATTAGTTGTAATATACTCCTTTGTTTTCCTTAAGCCCATGGCATAGGCTTTGTTGGAAATTGATGTAGAAGTGTGAGGCATCCAGGTGGCAATGACCTTATTAGGAGTGTTAGGGTATAATCTTCTAATTATTTCTATCTCCTCGTCACTAAACATTTGTTTATTCCTTTTACTACCTTTTACCATGACTAATAATTATAAAACAATAGAATAATCATTACCTTCATAATTGCTATATGTTAGGTCACTTGATCCATACCTTGCAGAAATGAATACAAAAGTAATACCTCTTGTTTTAAGAAATTCCTGCAATGATTTAAAACTATTCATTGTTCGGATAGAATGCCCAGTTGCAAAAAAAGGATCTTCTGGCCAAACTTCTCTGTATTTAGAATAGTATGTATGTCCTTGAAATTGACCACCATCAAATCCCATTAAATAAAATGTTTTAACTCCTAAATGCAAACCAAGTCCAATAGCATCAAACAAAATTGTACCTCCAACAAATAAAGTATTAGGTATTTTTTCTACAATCGGCTTAACATATACTTTCGTAGATTCACATACTGGCATACCTTTGTACTTGTAAAAATCTCCTTTCATTTGTGTTACACCTCTTCTTTCATCATTGCAGTCAAACTCTGGTAAAACGTGTTTATAAGGATTCCTAAATATATCTTCTTGCCATTTAGCTAAATAATTCTCTGGCATTTTATAACTATGGTGATTTATACAATAATTATAAGGTATTTCATAATCATACCACATTTCATTTACTAAAATTGTATATCCAGTATCATAAAAATTATTAGCTATTTTTTTATATGGCAAATAATCCAAAGATGAACCACTACCAATGATAAGGCACTCATCTCGATTATTATTATTTTTTAATTCCTCTATCCATTTCATATTAATATTCCATTTCGGGAAAACTGGCTTTTACTGTCCAGTATTCAGTTGATAAATTACTTCTTACTTTCCAAAGATTACTTGTATGGTAGCCAGACTTATAAAAGCATTTACAAGTAGCATCTACAATGTTTTTAGCACTCATGCCTCTGTTATACTTAGCAAACATATATCTTTTGCAATTCTTGTATCTCGGTAAGTTTAAAACATCTGCCCAGCCTTGCACCATGGCATTGTAAGAGGAGAAAGCCTGGAAGGCGCAAGGTATCTTTTTACCATTCTTGTAGCAGTCATCTATAGCATTAATTTTCTTACCGGTGCCTCTGTATTTTATTCCTCCAGGGTTAAACGCTTTTGCCATTAGTTTACTTTCTATTCCGGCATTGGTTGCCTCGATGATAAAGAAAGCATAAATGACAGAGATAGGAAGATCAGTTTTCTTGTGCATAGTGTAAAAGAAATCTTCATACATAAAGCCTAACCATATACGACGTAAATCTACCAGACTTTTGTTCTTTAATCTCCTAAAGCCTTGTCCTTCTAAAAACTCTTGCAATTCATCTTTGCCCATGTTTTTAATCTGTGTTCCTGGCAGATTCTTCATGTCAATAATCATTAGATTATCTTGTGGATATTCTTTTGCAGGATTAGGTGCATTGTCCTTGCTTTTGGCATTTGTACCTTTGCCGGAAAAGGAGATAAAGAGCGAGATGATAATTAGTATTAAAAGCATATAGCCTTTAATTTTTGTTTGTTTGTTCATACTAATTGGTTTATAAATGTTGTTTAAAATGGTAAATCTCCATCTACACCTTCAAAAGTTACTTTACCTACTGGCGGAGTAGCGGTGTGTGGAGTAGCTTCTGCGGTAGGCTTGCCTCCAAATTCTAAAGATGTGATTCTGCAGTTTATCATACCAACTGGCTCACCATTTTTATTATAGGCATTAACTGTGCCAGATCCTTCTGCGACAATATAAGTGCCTTTTGTAATGAATGGCGCAAGTTTAACGGCTCTCTCTCCCCATACAGAACAACCTACCCAAATCGTCTTTTCTCCAGCATTTGCACCATAGACCTTTTCGGTGTGAGCAATGGAGAAAGAGCATACAGTTGTATCTCCTACTGTCTTTAATTCTGCGTCTTGACCGACTCTTCCAGAAACGATTAATTTTATCATAATTATTTTTTATTTGCAAATATATATAAAATTGTATAACTTTGCATAAATAATATAAAAAAATGGATGTACTAACGAAAAAAAAGAAAAGCGTGTTG